AATAATGCCACATATAGAAGACATAATGATAGAAGAGTTGGAGGGAGTGTTTAGATATGATGAACATACTGAAGATGAACTATTACAAAAGTATGATGACTTATATGGAAGAGTAAACAGAATATTAAGGAGGAGGAAGAATGAAAGATTATTGGTTACAAGATAACTCGGACAATCTTAATGAGTTTCATAAACTAGAAGTAAGAAAAGAAGATAATAGTGGAAATGTGTTTCTGAAATGGGGAAGTGAAACAATGATATTTGATGTAGAAGAAGAGGAGAAATAATGAAATATATTCTTAGAAGTGTTGATTATGATTCTATTTATTATACACAAGATACTAAACCTAACTTAAAAAAACTTCTTAAAGAGTGGGAAGAAGAAGGAATGAGTGTTGCATACGATAAGATATATTCATTCAAGAACTTAACAGAAGTAAATAAGTTTCTCTTAGAGGAAGTAAATAAGTTAGGAGATAGATCTTGATTAGTAAAAAAAAAGTATTAGTGTGTATTAATAATACGCACCCGACACGGAGGAAGAATAATGAAAGTTAAAAAATTATATAGTAAAGAAATAATTGATAGATTTGTGGACAACAAAGCATGTTATCTATACGAAGATGATGACTGGGGTTACAGTTTTAACAATGTTTCTTTCTATTACAATAGTGTTCAGCTACTTCGTTGGCTTATTTGGACAGAGACTAACGATATGCTAGATGATGCAACACCAGTGGATTTTGAAGAAGTATCTACATGGGATAAGAAGACTTGCGAGAAGTATATTGATGAAGTAATGAGTGAACATTATGAAGATAAAGATGAACTTTGGTTAGGTGAAGATTATGGACATGTAGCTTCTTACTTTGAGTGGTTAGAGGAGAATACAGAGTATATGTATCAATTCGCAGGTAGTAGCGACCATGCACAGTGGACACAAATAATACAGACTAAGAAAACAGATATGCTTAATAGGTTAAGCGAGGAGGAAGAATGATAGAGCCTAGCAGAGAAGTTAAAGGAACATTCACTATTACAGGGGAACTTGTAGTCAATGCTTATTTAGATGAGTGGGATACCGGAAGAATTGACACCGAAAAAAATTCAGACAAGCTAGACAGAATGTTAATTGCAAAAGCTATTGATAGAGAATTGAAGAATAAAGGTATCAAGGCATACGAGATAGCGATAGCTACTAAGAGTAAGCCTTTATTTGAAGAGGAGGAAGAATAATGGAAAAGATAATAGAACTATTACAACAAGTATTAGATATATCTAAATCACAAGATAGTAATGAGTTGTCATTAACAACAGACCTTGAAGAAGATATTGAAATATTTATTAGGAAAACTAATGAAAGAGAGGAAGAATGACAGTACAAATTACTTGTGGTAACTGTAAACAACAAAGAAAAGCAATAAAAGAATGGAATTATAAACTAAAGACATTCGTATATAGATTGAAATATTGTTGGGGTTGTTACGAATTATCTCAAAAACAAAGGAGATAGAGGAATAATTATAGTGGAGGTTTAACTTTTTCTACCTTCCTCTTATACCACTTTGCATCTACTGGTTCTCCATAAGGGGCCTTCTCTTTTATCTTGTCATCCGATTCACAAGGCAGTCCATCTATATGGTGCATATATTTTTCTTTACATACTAAGCAAGGTTCATGTCTGTTGTAATCATACTCTACCTTAGCCATCACATAGGCTAGTCTTAAAGCCACCTCTCTTCCCTTCAGATCTACTTTGCTTTGAATATCCATATAATTTTCCTCTTCATAACGCACCCCACTTTTCCTTTTCTTAACGCACCCCACATTTCCTTTTCATAACGCACCCGACCCTTACTCTTCGTAACCATCTTCTCTTAGAATAGCTTTCCAAAAAGGTTCTTCAAAATAATCATTACCCCTTCTTGATTCTACAAGTTCACAAAATGTTTCTAAAGGAATACAAACTATTATTGGTACCCCATCTGGTTGCCTTTTCTTCCCATCACCTTTAACTAACCTCTTCCAAATTAATGCAGTAAAGTCTGTCTTACTTTTCTTTATTGCTTTAGCTAGCTCTCTTGTAACATTCAATGATTGCCGGGCCTTACATTCAACAAAGAAATCTGTGCCATTCCATTTGAATACCACATCTCCCTTGTCGTACTTACCGCCCTCCGGTAATCTCTCCCCTCCTAATACTTTTGCAACAAAGGTTTCTAACCTTGTTCCCTGTTGTTTCGGCTTGTTCATTATTCACTTTCCAACTACCCATATCACACATCTTTCCAAAAGGAAGAATCAGATTTGTAACTACCATCAACTTCCATTCTCTTTCCCTTTAATGCTTTACTACTATTAAGTATGTCGGCCAACGAATTAATATATATAGTCATGTGTTCTCCATAAACTCTTCCATAATCTATCTGGACTTCTCTATTCTTATATTCATAGACAAATAAATCATTAAAGTCTAAGAGAACCTCTAGTTCTCCATAACCTTTTGAGTTTAAGAAACCAACTCTAATCCCTCCATAATGACCGCAGTCATCAGTAGGTATCTCTAATCCTTTTTCTTGGATCATACTGGTAATAGCTGAATTACTACATGTATCATCTGGAAAAAAACCTATAGAATCAGATGCCGGTATCTCTTTAACAGACACACAGCTTTCTAGTATATTACTTGATAAGAGTAAATCATATACTACTTTAGATCCCTTAGATTCTATTACTTCTTTCATGTAACAAACAGCTGCCCCATCATATCATCAAACTTCTCTTCATATTTTTGCTGTTCATCTATATCAATTCTTCTATACATAAACAAACTACTTCTATGGTTGCATCTTTCCAGATCACATTCTTTTCCCTCTATAGCAGCACTACCACTAACACTAATAGAATCCTTGTTTATCTCACTAATTCTATTCCTTGCGGATAGCCCAGTTTCTGCTATCAATCCAAGAACACAATGCCATTGACCATCTGACAACATCTCTTGGATTGTTTCTCTATAACTCACAGTTACTTCTGCTTTGCTTCTTTAAGCTTAGTTATCCATGCAGATGCTTCACCTTTTGTCAAGTTTCCACTATTAACTGCGGACTGACATTCTTTTGCAATAGCATCTTGTCCAGCATCTATGGTCTCTGGAATTAGAGTATCCAAAATGAAAGTTAATTGCGCTTCACTTGCACCATCCTCTTTCCATTTCCCATCTGGTATCTCTGCCATATCTTCCTCCTCTATCTTAGTTGCTTCTATACCTGCTTCAGATAAAGCAGCAATATCTTTGTCTGAAGCAATTTCTAACAATGTACTTTTATTATCTTCATAATATTTTTTTGTTATATCTTTAAGTTTAACAAGCTCATCAGGTGTATATAGTTCAATATCCTTCTTGTTATTTAACATCCTACCCATACCAAAAGATATTAATTTACGTGCTACAATAATTAGTTCATCATTTGAAAGTACTTCCCCAGCTAATAGGTTCTCATAATAATCTTTCATTTCTATGGCATTAGGAATAGAGTCTCTAACTGAAGGATGAACAACAGGAATAGAGTCTCTAACTGAAGTAGCAGAAGCTTTAGGTTTCTGCTCTTCAACTTGTGAAGATTTAGTTTCAGGCTTCTGCTCTTCAGCATTAGAGGGATTTTTTCCATACCATTCTATTTCTTCTCCGGTCCAGAGATGGAGTCCTATGCCGTAGCGCATGGCGCAACGTTTTATACCATCAGAAAAAGCTAACTTCAGTAATTGAGATTCAGTTCCAAAGTTGTTTTTATCGTTGTTATCTACATCTCCGACTTCATCCATAGGTCCCTGTAGTCCATGTATATACAAACTACATACTGCACCTTCTATCATCCCCTCTTTATTTCTAATTATCTCTTTTACTACAAAATTCCACTTACCCGGTACTACTTCATTTAATCTTTTAGTTATTAAATGATGCGGTACAAAATTTCCAAACTTTCCTTTAGGTGCTTGTTGTACTTCCTCCTTAGTAAAGTGTTTGGTTAACTGTTTGTAAGTTTCCTTACCCATTTCTTCCATTATTCCTCCAATTCATATCTATCTGGGTACCCCGGATCATACATATTGTCATCCTCTATGGAGACAATATCCTTATCACATTGATAATTTACCCAAACATTTGCTTTTCTTTTTACATTATACTGCTTTACTAGGTCATCAATACTGTGTTCTTTATGTAACCAAAGCATATCAAATATATCTTCACATTCCTTTACAGACCCAGCAGTAATAACATAATCTCTAGTGCTAGTATCAGTAAACATAATGGATACTTGTCTTGGTTCTTCCGGATTACTCATATTTAATATATTACAAAAAAAATAAAAAAAATCAAGTATTTATAGAAATATGTGGTAATATATTTATATAACGATTCATAAGTTGTACCTCCGTATTACTCATAGATGGTTATAAAAATTATTGGACAACCGCAAGGTTAGAAAATAAAGAAAAGCGACTCGCAAGAGTCGCTTTTTTATTCTTCTTCTTTTCCTATGTAGTACTTAGCCATATCAAGTATGCAAGAAAAACACATCACACAAAATCCAATAGGTAGTATCCCAAAACTTCCCTGTATATCCCCTGCATCAAGGTCTAACTCTGAAGAACATATACTGCACTCCTTTGCAGCATCCATTACTCTTCTTCTTTTTTTTTGTATTCTTCAATGGCCTCTTGCATTTTAACGTTCCATTGTTCAACGAAAAGATAGCATAGATATTTAACTCTATCCATGTCTTGTTGTTTGTATACTAAAGATCTTTCTGCTGTCATCCCACCTATATTGTTATAGAGATCTAATGCCCAATCTTTTAGAACCCTATTATCAGCAAACATATCCTCATACGACTTCGGCATTGGACCAACCTTTCTCTGTTCCCTCTATTACAAGTGTGAATAATCCCTGTTGGGTACTCTTTCCTGTCTGTTCTTTGAACCATGTAGATTCATCAAGACTTGGTACTTGAAACCAACTACGAGGATCGGTTTTATGAATGTAATGGTGGTAATGACCAGATATTAAAAGCTTAGAATCACCCGGATGTTGCCAACCGAAAGCTTGATTCTTCCACCAATTCATAACTTTAACTTCAGGCTTACCCCCACCGCCACCAATAGCATGGCCATGGGTGAAACTACAAACTGTACCACAAATATTAAAAGTCAAGTGAGGAGAATCTGGTATTATAAATTTGACATGATCATAGGTTTTATTCTGTGCAAATATCTCTCCTATCTGTTCAAATACTTCTAAGTCTCCGTTATCCATTTGACCAGTAGGGGCCACACCTTTAGCTACCCTTTTGGTACCATGATTGCCGGGAACTGCACCGACAACTACTAAAGGAAAATCTTTAGACCATTCAACTAATGCTTTAGATATAAGTTTTCTAGCTACTTTTATTTGAGACCTGTTATCGAGTTCGACTGAAAAGGTTTGGTCTGGATAGAACCCCAGACACCCCTCGACTATATCCCCTAATCCCACAACTGTTAGTTGATCAAACTCCATACCACCTTTAATTAGAAACTCGTATCGTTCTTTAACTAGATCTATCTTCTCTAAGAATCTACCAATTATGGCTTCGGTTCCTCCACCATCTCTCTTGCCTAATTGTAAATCACTTATAGCAACGAAGAATGATCTCTGAGGTTTTTTAATTTTAGGTTTAGGTTTTCTTTTATGGGACAATATCCATTTAGATAATCTATCATAATCTTTATCTGTTAGGGCTAGATCTTTAGCAACAATAGTGGCTTTGTAATACCAAGCTTGTTGAGTTTCTCCACCACCCATGTTCATATCCCATGTTCTAACTTGTAAGGTGTTGTCTAATATTTGATAATCATCTGGAGAAAACCCCCAATCTTTTAACAGTTCAGAAAACTCTGGATTAGGGTTAGTAGTAGGTCTTGATGTTATGGTACCAGTTTTCATACCCTTCTTCATAGCAACACCCGGTTCCCATCCCTGTGGATGTTCCGGTATAGGACCCTTTTTATTGTGTTCTATATCCTGCTGGTTCTTCGTAAGCTTTTCCATCTTACTTAAAGAATCTTTATTACTACTCATAACTTGACCACCTCCCAGTAAATTGTAACTATTTAGATATTTGGTTTTTTGCGTAAGACTTGACCACAGCTAAAGCTGCCCCGCCTCCTGCCAATGCGGCAAGTTGAACAGTATTGGCATCAACAGATACCAATGGTGCTACGACTAACGCCCCAAGAAATGCCTCAACGAAAGTCCAAAAAGTTCTTTCCAACATATCTTTTAAGCCATCACTCATTCTATAACTCCATGCTTCATTCCAGAATGTCCATTTGACATCCTTCTTAAATGTACCATCTTTATTTCTTGATCTCTTATATTTAACGAACATATCTAACTATTATACCGCATATATATAGGAAAAAAACAAATTTTATAAATATCTTTTATAATCTTTACATTTTTTATTGATGCAAACGACTTTATTCTGGATAGGTTCCAGATACATTTTGCACTTTGGGCAAGTAAGTTTCGTAATACCTACCTGTATAGCTTTTTTTTTCTTTTAGAAGAATATCTTTTCTTCTTTTGTCCCGGTTTATTAGGCATTACCAAGGCCTCCATCCTGTTAGTTTCTTATTAGGTTTCTTAGATACTTTAACATCTGGGGTTTTTAATACATTCTTATCAAAAGGATACTTCTGTGTATCATAATCTATGTATTCTATAGTAACTTTCTCTCCTCTTTCTAAAGCATTAGATATATAAGGATAAGTTGTTCGGTAGTTATCACCGGAATGTCCGACCCATCCTCCCGGTTTTACTAAATTACTCTCTGCTGAATTTCCTGTAATTAGACAACCGCTGGTCGAATTGTGGTCATTACCCGTATGTATTAAAATCCATTCAAAACCCGGTACATCTTTAATCCATAACATACCTTTATGAAAATCAGATCCCCAACGAGATAGATACTTATTATGGAAACCCCCTTCTCTACGATACTCTATAACATATTCCCCTGCTGGTATCCTTGTTTCATGTTTCTGTTTGATTTCTCTGAACTCATCTTCAACTGTATACCCCAAGAATACTTTATTTGATGGATCTGTTACATCCATTAGTATCCCAGCTGTGCTGTCTGCTTGGGAACTATACCTTAATACTTGTAGTTTCATTATTCCTCCAGTATATATTTAATTATCTTACCAAATATTAATCCTACCACACAGAATAGAGCTATAACTATAATTTCCATTATCTCTTACCTCCATCATAAACTACTGCGTGTCCAACTTCTACCATCTCTTGGTTAATATTTGTTCCATCTATATAAAGTTCTCCGAGTACTCTGCCATACTTACCTTTTCCTTGTGAATGTAACTCAACTGATTCATCAGCTAGTCTATCAATAAGCCACTCTTTCGCAGCAATCCCTCGTTTTTTCTCCTCCTTATCTCTGGTTCGAGACTCAGGAGAGTTGATACCCACAAGTCGTACACGACATTTATGCCACACATCAAAACCCAAATCCATTCTAACATCTACTGTATCTCCATCTACTACTCTAAGTACCTCAACTCCATAATAATATTTCATTATTCTCCCGGTTCTATCATTATACACTCACCCGGACACTCTTCTGCTGATTCAATAACATCTGGAAGTAATCCTTCAGGGATTGTAGCAATACCCTTATCACCTTCTTTGTTACCCTCTGAATCTGCATATACATGATCTCCATCTTTAACATAATATAAACCATCATCTAATCCAACAAATACATCAGGTGCGATCTCTTCACAAATACCATCACCTGTACAAAGGTGTTGGTCGATCCATACTTTCATCTGCTAATACGTTTGGATGTAACACTTTTATCTTTTCTTAATCCTAGGGTTAATAGCCATAGGGTAGTGGAAGCTAGTATTGCTATACCTACTATGTCTTTGGCAGTACCTGTTAATGTAAGCCATGCAATAAAGAAACCAAGTAATGTAAATGTTTGTGCAATAGTTTCTTTGAGAACATCACCTATCCATCTGATTATTTTTCTTATCATGTAATCTTCCTTATAGGAATTATTGATCCTCCTGCTATTATTTGTGTAGCAATAATAACTGGGACCACTACTTCCTGTGCTTTTTCTTTTTGATCGCTAGTCATATCTTTCCCTATCTCTGATATTACTATATCCTGAACATCAACATCCAATAAAGTGCCTAATGGATCATTAATAAACTCTTCTGTTTGCACCTCAAACACCGCATCTGCAAGCGTATATGGTTGTGAGGAGTCATCAGCGCTGTCTATAGCCCTTTCTACGTACTCATCAACAGCTTGTGCAACTCCCTCATCTTCTTGCACTAACTCGGCTACAACAACAACATCTTCGGTTTCAACACCTAATACTTCAGCTACAACCTCTACTTGTTCTTCATTAAGTTCCTCTACATTTTCAACAGCTTCTTCAACTATTTGTGATACAACTTCTACTACTTCTTCAGATACTTCTGAAAGATTCTCAACACCTATGTCATTAACTTCTTCAATGACTTCTACTAATTCTTCATTATCTAACTCATCAACTTCTATATCTTCTATTTCCTCAACCACTTCTTCCAATTCCTCTACCTCTACTTCTAGTTCTTCTTCAGTAAGTTCTATCTCTTCCTCATCTGAAAATATTTCTACAATGGATTCAGCAACAGTTTCAGGAATAGTAGTAGTTGTAGTAGTAGTTGTGGTAGTAGTAGTTGTAGTAGTAGTTGTGGTAGGAGTTAACTGTTCTTTAATTTCTTCAGCATCTACCTCTTTTATTTCTATAACTTCTTCCTCTACTAATTCTGCTAACTCTTCTAGTTCCTCAATACTTTCTTCAATCTCTTGGATAACTTCAACAAGTTCCTCAATTTCTCCCTCATCTAATTCAACTTCTAACTCTAATGATTCTTTCAATGATTCTTCTACCTCAGCTTTAATCCTAGCTTCCTCTTCTGCATCTTCTCTAGCTAATCGTTCATCATCAGTTTCATAGTATCCAGTCTCAGCAAAGTTCCTATCTAACATTTCTTGGTATTCTCTAGCTTCTCTTTCAGATCTCTCTACATTAGTTTCATAGTATCCAGTCTCAGCTTGATTGGCTTCTGATTCAGCAGCTATACGTTTTTCTTCAGCAATCCTTTCAGCTTCTATTCTCTCTGCTTCTATGCGAGCAGCTTCAGCTTCTGCTGCTTCTCTTTCCCTGCGTTCAGAATCTAATTCCCAATAACCAGTTTCGGATTGGTTCTTATCTCTCTCCCAATCTTGAGCATCATTATATTCTCTGACCTCTCTTTCTTCATTGGTTTCTAAGACACCTGTTTCTGCATAGTTATTGTTTCTTTCTATATCTAATGGACTAAGAGTAGTTGTTGTAGTGGTAGTTGTAGTGGTTGTAGTAGTTGTAGTAGGTGGAGTAGAGTCATACTTCCAATAGATCGTATCAATACCAGACCAATCAGATACAGTAACAACAAAGCTAATAATATATTTATCTGTAACAGCTTTAGTTATGTCCTCATAAGATGAATTACTTTGTGAGTTAAAGTTAGCAGTTTCATTTGTATCATCTGAATAGTTGTATTGAATACTATAAGCATAGTTAACACCTGCCATTCTGAAACCTATCTCAATTATATCGTGGTCATCAGGTAGTGTAAAGGTATAAGAGGTGGCTTGTTGTCCACCTGCATAGTTATCTTTTAAGCTAAAGAAGTACTGTCCACCAACACCACAACAGTTCTGATCATTCCTTGTTGTAACATCTGAACCTGTTGGTACTGTTAAGTCAGTAACTAATGCACCATTCTCTCCATCAAATGTTTCTGTCTCTGTTGTTATGTGATTATCAGCATACGCTGAATCTGGAAACATCCATGAAAACTGCATTGTTAAAATAACAAGTATTCTTAAAAAGGTATTTATTTTATTCAACTTCATACCATCTATATTTTAATGTAAGTTCTTTTCTCTTCTTTATATCTTTTAGGGTATGGAGTGTATATTCCCCCCCGGCTTCTAACAATTCACAATTAGGTACATCACTATGATTTATAAAACCACCTAAAGGAGTTCTTAATAACTCATCTCCGAAATGATCAGATACTATAACATGATGTGTTACACCTAGGTTAGTTCCGGAACTTATAAACTCTGTGGAAAATAATCCGAGTCCGTGTAGTTTGGATTTTTTTATTGTTAAGTTGTCCGGTAAGGGCCTATAAGGTGCAGCTATCCCCGCAGTTGTCATCCTCAAAGTCCTTAGATTGATCTATAAAGACCGCACTTGGTATATCTTCAAGTAATCCCTGCGGCAATATAAACTCTTCATCATATTCTTTTGTATTCTTAATATGACTCATTCTTTATAAGTACCACAACCATAACAATCTCCATTACAGTTACACATAACTCTCCTTTTATTTTCCATGTTCACATTATAGTATTCAAGAAGGCAGCAGAACTAGAAATAGCCACCATCCAACCAACTAATTCTTGTCGTGAAGGTGTTTTGTTGATCTTTTCATGTAGGAAATCAATTCTTTCGTGAAGATTCTCAACATCCTGCTTAATGAGGTATAAAATTTCTTTGTTTGTAAACCCATTTGCCATAGGATTATTTCTTTTAATTTCATTCTGGGTCATTAGTGGTTAACCAATCCCATTCCATTTCTTCAATTACTTTATTATCAGCTATAGTTCTTAATCTTTCAATAAATCTATACCAATAGTAACCTATTAAAAACCCTATTACATAATCCATAAATGAAAGTATAGCATAGATTATTTAGGCCTCTGAATATTCTACATTATCTTTGACTTCTTTGAATAATCCTTGTGGTCTCCTACTTTTTATTCTTCCAAATAGTTTCTGGGTACCTTGATTGTACTGTGTTAGACCACCATTAACATTTACCCAATGCTTAAATTTTTCTCCCGGTGTAAACTTATGCAATCTAATATTGTCAGAAAAATGTAACTTCATAATTGGTTGATTTTTCATAAATTCTGCTTGTACATCTTTATATTTTTGAAAGCACCAAGCACTAGATAAAGCTCTCGCCATTGTATTAATATCAAATGTTGCACCTATAAATAGTAAGTCATCTAATTTAGATTTTGTTTCTGAACTTTGTAATCCTAATAATGTCATATCAAGAGGTTCTTCACAGATAAACATATAAGGTAAGACTATTTGAAATTGAGGTTTGAAGCTATCATACCAAGCTTCTTCTCCTGTTATATTCACAGTATAGTTACCCCAGAGAAATTCATCTCTTACATCTATACTTGAAGAATTAAATTTATTAAACTGATAAGAGTTAGATACTTCACTAAATATATATTCAGGACTAATTAATAAATGATAAGGTGCGTTAATTATTCTTGTTCTTTTAATATCGTGTGAAACCACAGGACACTTTGCTAGTATTTCAGGCTTAACTGGGTTATCGTAAATAACTGTTGGTACATCAACAAAAGGACTTATGGTCCAATAAACATCTTTCATAAGTTTATTTTAGCTTATGTTTGATATTTTGCTAGCCAATCTGGTAAATCTGGTCTTTTATTTGGTGCTATTCCTGTTTCAACTCCATCAGGTTCTCCAACTGCATCCTCTAAAGTATCTATAGTACTAGATACCCAACTATTATATTCAGCTTTAGTTTCAAAATAATATAATCCTATGTGTTCCTCTACATTAATAGTTACTTCTTGTTCTCCCAATTCATCCCCTGTAACAGGATTAATCCATTCAGGTTCGGTGCGTTTGTATGATTTATTTGGAACACTTACTTCAATAACAGGGTAAAGTTTTGGTCCTTGGTAATCAATATCTTTATTGTCTTTAATATTATCAGATTCAGTAAATCCAAAGTTATCTTTCCACTCTCTATGTTCTTCCACATCTTCGTTGTACCAAGCATTAACCATAAGAGCCACCTGTTAATACTCCACCACTACCACCTGCTGAACCTGTTGTTCCTCTACCTGATCCACAAGTACCACCTGCACTTGTTACACTTCCGTTATTTGTAAAACTTCCCGCACATATAGCAACGACAACACCTCCTCCAGTACCACCACCGCCACCTGCATCTAGCTGCGCTGTTCCATCTCCTGTTACTCCATTTACGCCTGCTGATGTAATTTGTCCACCACTTGCTACTGTAATATCTCCTGTTGCATATAAAACTATATTAGAACTTATACCATTAGAAGTTCCAACAGTTCCTGCTCTTGAACTTGAGGCATTTCTTGAGTTATTTGTTCCCGCAGCACCACCTGTAATTCCTGTTCCACCTGTTCCTCCTGCATCAGATGTCCAATATCCCCAATGAGTATATCCTGATGCACCACCTGCACCACCTGCACCTGCATAACTAACAGCAGTACCACCAGCAGTACCACCACCTTGATAGTGGTTATAATAAGCTACTCCTCCACCTCCGCCACCACCAGAACCACCACCAAATGTATGTCCTGTTGCACCAGAGCCTTGTCCGTAACTACCTTCGCCACCTTGTCCTCCGCCTCCTGTTGTTAAAGTAGCAGCAGTAGAGCTTCCGTTTGTATGTGCAGCAGCAGAACCTGTAATTTCAACAGTTGCAGATCCACCAACAGAGTTAGCTGTTGAGTTAATTCTTAAAGCCGGTTGTGAACTTCCTGTACTAAGTCCTTTTTCACGAGTTGATAGTGTTCCATCAATAGTTATATCACCATCAACAAATCCATATAATCCCCAACATTGATTAGAAGTTGTTAATGTGAAACTTGAAGATACAGTTAAATTTCCATCAACTCTAAATAAACCAAGTTTATCTGCTGTTGTCGGTATCGTTCCACTTCCTATAGTTTGATTTCCATCATAAACTGCTAAAGATGAAGCTATAGTTTGTCCATTTACATTAATACCATTACTCTCATAACCATTTCCAGTAGTAACTTCTACCTTCGTTCCACTACCTGCTGATGATGAAATTTTCTTTAAGTGCCAAAGTAAATCTGCAGATACATCTGTTCCCTCGTAAGGAGTATCTGATGAAGTTAAAGTAAAACCAAAGCGACTTGCACCAAAAGGCATGTTATTCTCCTAACTCATATTCAAGAGAGAGTTCAAGTAAACTACTGTAGCACTTGCATCAACTCCCATGAATGTAAGAATATCTACTGCACCTGCAGCTGTTGACAATGTTAATCCTCCGGCACCTGCTGTTTTTGCAGTTATATGGGATCCACCATTTATTGTGATTGCATCTATATCCATTGTCCTTGAACCTGTACCATCTTGTGTAACTATCAATGTAAATGTCCATACTCCCTGTGCTGGAACATTTGTAAAATCTATATCATCTACATTATGAGCTAAAGTAACTGTTCCTGTGTTTCCATTTGCTAGGTCAATAGCTAAATCTGTTGCGGATGTTACTGCTTGATCTGTTTCTGCATAGTCTTTTAATATTGCAGCTGATAATACTTGATCTGCAAATTGTACTTCAGCAGATGGATCAGCAAATTGGTCCAGTCTTGTAGCAGTAGTAGCTTTTGCATCTAACTGTGTTTGTGCATTAGAACTTAATGTATTTATATATTGGAACTCTGTACTTGTAACAGACCCATCAGCAATCTTAGTAGCATCTATTGCAGCAGATGCTTTAATGTTTGCATCTTCTATGTTTGTTATAGAGTTTCCTGTGCCATCAGCATCTATTGTTTTATTAGTTAAAGTATCTGTTGTGCTTGCTGTAAATCTTGCTGTTCCTGCTGATCCACTACTGTAATCCGCTACCATTACTGTATCTAAAGCATCCCATATATCTTCATAATGCTGTTGCATTGGGGAGACTCTAACCTTAGTGCCAGAAGAATGTGATAATCCTGAACCTGCAGCTGAACCTGTTTGATACCTATTATCTGCTGTTGATGTTACTGCTGTTGTTCCACTAATTGTTCCATCTATAAATACATACTCCCTAGATGATGAACTATCTGGATCTATTACCAAGTAACATGGTGAAGTTAATCCAGAAATTGAAGTTAAATTTAATGTTGTATCTGTAGCACCTAATGTACTAGATAATGTTGTTTCAAATGCGTTTCTTGTAAACGACTCTGCTGCTTTCCTCGTATGTGCCATAATGTCCTGTCCATAGCACCACCTCTATTAACTTATATATTTTCCTTTATCTTGAATTTTATTATATCATACTCCAAATTCGTATATCCCCAATTCACCAACTCCGAGAGCTGCAAGAGAAGAAACTGATGAAGTTTCTCCAGCTTGGATTTGTCCTCTTATAGTTATAAAACAAAAAACCATAGTAGATCCTTGTTTAGATATTTCCTGTACAGGGAGTGTTACATTTTCTACAATACCTCTAACTGTTTCCTCTGGTCTATATAAATTAACAGTTACTGATTTACCTTCTAACCTCTGTATTGCATCAAATATTTTCTGACCTATTCCCGGTATATTCTTAGGAGTCTTTCCGGGTCTCTCTATTCTATCAGATACATTAATAGGCATTTTAACAATAACATCTTCTGGTTCTGGGAAAGCACGAACTGAAAACGAATATACATAAGGTGTGTATGTCTGTCCACTACCAGAAGTTAATGTTATCTTTGGAACCAACCATCTTGCATTAACATTAACCATTGGTTCTTCTTCTCCATCTCCATCAACTTCTACATTTTCTATTGTCTTGTATCCTGAACTCGTTGGAGATTCTAAATCAGATAGTTCTGTAGAATATTCTGTTAAAACAGAAGACCCTCCAGACATTGAGTTTGTAAATACTCTTGATCCTATCCATTGTTTAGCTTGTGAAGTATAGAAGTCTCCTGCTGGTAATATAATATAACCACTTGATACGTACTTTGTAATATCTTGTTTCACAACTCCAATATCTTTTAAGGTGAAAAACAAAATATCATTAGCTACTGTTATTCCTTGTACTTCTTTACTTGAACTTCCATAATATATATTTCTAGCAACTCCTAAAGTTGGTAAAAATATAGACCATAAATGTGTCTCACTACCATCTTCTATAACACCCATATAGACCTGTTCTCTTGTTTTGAAAAACTGTACTGGTCCTCTATCTACAGTTGTTGAGTCATCTCCCCATTCTTTCATCAGTTGTCTCCGTGATAATATATAAAGATTATCTGCAGCTGCTATTTGGGCCATATATAATCTACCAATGTATCCATTTGTCTGTTGATTTTTTTGTTTAGAACCTACGAAAACAATTCCATTACTCTCTATAATATCAGTTAATTCTTCTCCTTCAAAAAATGTTTGTCCTTTTATGTTTAATCCAGAATCATCTTTAATAGAGTAAACGTATCCGTTGCTTGAAGCTGCAAGTATTACAGCACCTGCATCTGTTAAACCTACCCAGCTTGTATTATCTGGTAGATCTTTGACAACATTTATAGTTGATCCTGACTGAACATCATAAAGTATCCCATTAGTACCATCTACACCAAAGATATAATCTTTTGCAGTCCATACTCTTGTCCAGTTTTTACTTGTAGTATTGTAATCTGACCATGTAGTTGTTGATACATCATACTTCCTTATCTTTCCATTAGTTCCATCACTCATAGCAACATATAAATCATCACCATAAACTGTTATATCTTTAACAGTTCTTGATGGGTTTCCAGAATCTGGATCTGTTGATGCCCACGTACCACCATTATCACTTGAATAATATATATTATGTCCATCTCCTACATATAGAACATTATTAGCTGATACCATAACTTGATTAGTAGCATTATCAGATCTAGCTAATGTTACATCATTATGAAGCTGTACTTTATATTGATCTCCCTTTTCTCCAGCAAACTTAAAAACATCAATACCTTTGCTATCAAAAAATCTTTTGAAATCATTAGGTCCTTGGTCCCTTTGGTGTGCTTGATCTAATCCTTGACCTCCAGAAAAATCTGATCTTCCATAGCTTTGACCAAACTCTGCTCTAAACTCCTCTGGTATTTGTGATGTATTGATCTGTTGTGCTGATACGGGTGCTGTTGTAAGACTTAATTCTCTACCCGGTGCTGTTGCTAATCTTAATAAGACATCAGTTATCCCATCATTAATGGATGCCTCATAACCCCATGCTAGAGGTCTTGATACCTGAGAACTTGTAGGTACTGGCATATCAAGTAAAACTTACACCATATAGATCAACACCAGTAGAGAACCTACTCCTCTGTTCTCTTCTAGCTCTATCTAGTAGCACTCCATAATACCTAAGTAAAGCATTTCTAATTCTCTCACCAGAACCTAGAGGTACACCCCTTATCTCTAAGCTTTCTGTTATAAAGTTTTGTGTAGTTGTATCTACATCTAGTTCTGACAACATCTGTGCTACGGCACCTACCATAACTATTTGTTCGTGAAACTCATCTAAACCAGATACTGTATTCAAATTATCTGATTCTCCACTTGGTCTTACAAATGAAGCAGCATACACTACGTATACACTCTTACCACTCGTAGGACCTGTAGGAAATTGAACAGCAGCATTTGTAGAACTTGGTGTAAAATCAGTTAATAATTCAAGTGCAATATCTGAATAGTTTGTAGTTGATGATGTTGAATTATTTATTTTAGCTTGTAATATTCTTTTACAATTAGCTGCTATCTCTACATACTGAGTTGATGTTGTTGTTAATGTTGCTGTTTTAACTGCATATAAAGCTGGATACAAACCAATAATTTGATCTCCAATAGCATTTGCTACATTCATTCTTGGATACTTAGGTTTTAGAATTATATCAGCACCTGCACTATGTGAATCTATAGTTGAACCTAATCTAGCTCTTTCAACAGTAATAGTTCTAGTAACAGTATTGATTGCTTCTACCATAAGAAGTTCTTGACCTATCTCTAATATAGATCCCGAACCAACAAGTTCTTCTTCCTCCGGGGTCCATAAGTTAGCATCATAGGTTATTGAAGTTGTTGATGGAGAATTGTCTATACCACTTGTTAATTGAGAAATTGGTTCTTGTTCATCAACTGGTCTTAGATATTCTCTATATGTTCTATCTATTAGTTGTGCAAATGTACTCATTACAATCCCATACCTGTTCTACCTAATCTAGCAACACCAATACCCACATACATAACATCTTCTTCGAATGGATCTGGAAATGATTTAACAAAGCTATCACTTATAACTGAACCAGATTCCAAAACTGTAGAGGTCTTACCCTCTTTGAGCATAATCAGAATACCCATGGGATTCTAACTTTCTCTAAATATTAAATTGACTATTCTCTCTGCGCTTTCACTAGAAGCTGAAACTACCTGTAGGTATCCAGAAGATGCAAAAGCCCATCCAGAAGGATCTGCCCTTACAACATCCCCATCAGAAGCTGTATATGATACAGCTGATCCATCAGTTTCTTTTACATCTATCCATGTTGATCCATCAGTAGAATACTTAAAGGTTACTGTTGAACCTGTAAATGTAGATGGAAAAATAATTCCGCATAATAGTTGTGAATCTGTGTTTACTGCATCACTATCTGTTCCACTAGCTGCTATTGTTGCTTTTTTTATTACTATTCTTGCCATAATATCCTCTATTCTAACATACCCACCAGACCGCTAAGGTGGTTTAGCGGCCTTAGTGAGTAATGTTTTTAATTAAGCTACGTATTTTATTTCGCCATGGAATTGCTGTGGACCGAAGTCAAAAGCCATTTCCATATAGACTGCTTTAGCTATTCTTGCTTTATCATCTTGATCAATATCTCTTACGAACATTGTTCCGTATCCCGGAATGTTCAAGAATACTGGCTTAACAAATGCTAAATCAATGATATAACATCTGTTTGCTGGCAAGTAATCTGATAGCGCCATACCAATAGTTCCGAATGGTGTTACAAGTGTATCAATATCAACACCTCCAACATTTCGATCTCTTGGTAAGATACCATAATTAGTAGAACCAGAAGCTGCTGTTCCCTTAATTACTTCATTGTTTAGATCAAGTAATTGTGATGGTGAACAGAACAATACTGGATTCTTCATTGGTGCGCCTGCATCATACATTGTTTTCATCAAGTTAGATACAGCTGACCAAGATAGTTTTTGGTTTGAACCTGAACCATCTCCTGCTGTGTCATGATATTCCCAGTTACCGCCTGTGAGGTTAGTATGTGCTTGTAATCCTCTCATTTGTCGGTTTCCGGAAGTTCCATCATTGTATGTGCCATTAAAAGCTTGATATTCAACTTTCTTCGCTACTGTTTCAAGTAGTAAAGACATTTGATATGCAAGTTCATCTGTAATTGGGTTATTACCCTCAAGACTCAATTTGTCAATTGAGTTCTTATAGTTGTTTGATAGATCAAACGGCACTATTTCCCCAAATGCTGCTTGCGCTGTAAATGTAACTTGTACTGCTTCATGGAATATTTCCAAACACCCTTGAACAGATGCTCTGTCCTGACCAGAGTATGATGGTGATTCACCCTCTGCTGCTGGTGTTACAGAAGAAACAGTTACATTATCTTGAGTTTGAAATTGAAAGAATGTTGAGTTAGTAACAATTCCACCATTCAAACCTCCTGCTGCAGCAAGTAGTGGAGTTCGTGTCGGAGTAATCTTAAACAATTCGCCTGTGAAGTTATTAATATCACTAGCTACTATTGGGTTTGCCCCGCTTATTGCGGCCATGTTTAATCTTTTCCTTCCCCCCTAATTGCTTAGAGTTTGTTCTTCTTATACTTTTATTTATTTTCTTGTTTTACACGATCTCTCATGTACAACTTTGCTCGTATAGATTCCTCAACAGTCCCCTCATTGACTACTGTATTCAATATTGCCATTGGATCTTCTTCACCAACAGGTACTGACTGTTGTTGCATGGTTTCTAGTCTGGCATCAGATTCAACTATTTTTTCAGCTGCTACATCATTGTTGCTTTCTTGTACTAAGTTAGCTTCAATTCCATAGTTTTCGGCTAGCCAAGTTGATAAGTCCTCGGTATTTAATTTACCGGAATAAAGGTCTGCTGCCATCTTACCTGTTCCTTTGTCTGGATCTAGTCCAACTTCTTTGAACAAATATTTTTTAGCAACTCCTTCAAGTTCCTTATTCGTTTTTTCTAAGCGCTTTGTGTAATCTCTAAAAGATTCCTCACCCTTAGATTCTTCCTCTGCCACAATATCCTCTTCTGATATTTTATCCATATTTCCTATACTCCTTCTCTATCATTATTCACATTCTCTATTAGCGATAGGGTTTCCAATAGGTGTGGTTCTATATTGTTACTAACTAAAAGTGAAAATTCCGCCTTAGAACTAGGCATTTGCACCACAACGATTTGATACTTGGTAAGTACGTTGGCTCTCTTACCAGAATGGTGATCTATTTATATACTGCCGGATTCTACCTACGGCATCAAAACTATTATAACATATAGATATTAGGGCTAATTAAAAAAGAAGGACTTATATTTCCTGTAAACCTATTACTCCCTCATCACCAATAAGAGTATCTTGGGCAACGGAGAAAGCTGATCGTTGTTCTGCTTCTAGTTGTTCTTGCAATCTTTGTGCTGAAGTATCTTCAAATACCTCTGCTTCTAAGAACTCTGAAACTCCAAATATATCTTCTCTACCTCTATATTTACGGGCTAATCTCTGTAATCTAGGTAATTGTGTCTCTGCCCTTGCTGCGTATCTTTGTGCTTGTTGGCCACCTATACCAGCTGAATATAATCTCTGTGCTTGTTCTAAGCTTACTGTAACATTTCTTTCTTCAAATGCCCCACCAACTGATGCTATTGATATTCTTCTCTCTATAATATCTTTACTAATATCTTGATCTATAAAGCTAGCAAATATTGCTTCATCTGATATATCTTCTGTACTTGTAGCAACTTGTGGATAGTTTCTAACCAAGTATCTTTTTACTGCATCAAACTGTGGGAACAACATTGTATAAGCAGAATCTAATCTAATTTGTAACTCTTCAGGGGCAACATCATTTTCAAATAACTTAACTATTTTATTTTCAAATAACTCTGGATTTAGATTGTAATCCATAAAGTAATTCTTATATGCTTCTACATTTGTAATATAACTTAACTCTGGTGTAGCACCTTCTAATCTTAAAGTTGTTCCATCTTCCCTGAAGATACCCGGAAACTCATCTTTATATGCCTGTGTAGTTCTTAACTCTCTCATAGCTTCATCAGCTTCTCCACCATTGGTTGAATATATATCTACAAACTTATCTAATAAAGATGGATTCATCCAAGCATAATTAAATTTAGCATAGGACCTAATATCAAATTTCTCTACTGGATCTCCCTCTTGTTCTGGAGGGGAAGGTATTTCAGGAGGGGGATCAAATTCAAGAACTGGTCGATTTAATGTTCTATTTAACCTACTTATCTCATCTTGAATAGTAGCATCTGTATATGTTCCTTCAGTACTTTCTTTTTTCTGGTATGTCCCATCTGGACCCATAACAATAATATATTTTTTAACTCCACCTCCATCTCCATCATTTCCACTTGTACCATCTTGCAGTACCCATTGACCATTAGTAAATACCTGTACTTTT